ACTGGTCAATTAGGTGATAATACAATAACCAATAAGAGTTCACCAGTCCAAACCGTAGTAGGTGGCAACAATTGGCGACAAGTTGCAGCTGGAGTATCCCATACAGCAGCGGTTAAAACAGATGGAACTCTATGGTTATGGGGAGTTAATAATAATGGTCAATTAGGTGATAATACAATAACAGATAAGAGTTCGCCAGTACAAACAATCGCTGGTGGAACTAACTGGCGACAGGTTGCTGCTTGCAATTATTATACAGCAGCGATTAAAACCGATGGAACTCTATGGTCTTGGGGTTATAATACTAATGGTCAATTAGGTGATAATACAACAACCAATAAGAGTTCACCAGTCCAAACCATAGCAGGTGGAACTAACTGGCGACAGGTTTCTTGCGGTAGCTATCATACAGCAGCGATTAAAACCGATGGAACTCTATGGACTTGGGGTAATGATTTCTATGGTCAATTAGGTAATAATACAACAACAGCTAAGAGTTCACCAGTCCAAACCGTAACAGGTGGAACTAACTGGCGACAAGTCGCCTGTGGAACTTATCATACAGCAGCGATTAAAACCGATGGAACTCTATGGTCTTGGGGTTATAATGTTAATGGTCAATTAGGCGATAATACAACAACAGATAAGAGTTCACCAGTACAGACCATAGTAGGCGGAACTAACTGGAGACAAGTATCTTCTGGCAATTATCATACAGCAGCCACTAAAGACGATATGTAAATTCAATATATATACTTTGAGAATTTAATTAATCTTGAGGTATAATTATTTTTATTACAGTAATTGCACCTGAGAGAGAATTTCAACTATACTTAGATATTTTTCAAATTTTAAGATAACACGATAATGATAGAATGTGGTGATTGCACTGCTTGTTGCCATGGTTGGTTAATGGGTAGTGCTTATGGTAACGATTTTTACCCTGGAAAACGCTGTGTATTTTTAAATCAAAATTGCACAATATATACAAATAGACCAAGAGCGTGTAGTAATTATCAGTGCGCTTGGTCACAAGGATTGTTTGAACATTGGTTGAAACCAACTGAAAGTAATGTTATCATTTCAGTTGAGGTTGATCCAGGCGGAAAACAATTCTTAAAAGTTGTTGAGATGGGTATTCCAATTAGATTAGATGTTTTAAATTATATTGATAATTGGGTTAGACAAAATAATACATATTACATATTAATAAAAGGTGATAAGAATGAAAATTAATATTGGTGGCGGTTTTAAACGATACGATGGTTTTTTAAATTTGGATGCTGATCCATTAACAAATCCAGATTATCTTATAAGACTTGGTGAAGATACCCTACCATTCGAAGACAATACCGTTGATGAAGTAAAAGCATATCATATTCTAGAACATATTGGTCCAGGGTTCTTTCAATTAATGAAAGAACTCTATAGAGTTTGTAAAGATACTGCTATTATTGATATTCAAGTTCCGCACCATAGAAGTGAAATTTGGTATGGTGACCCTTCTCATGTTAGATTTGTTACTGTAGACAATATGCGCCTTTTCAGTAAAAAATATAATAAGTGGCATATGGAACAATGGAATAGTTCATCAGGTTTTGGATTACCGTTGAATGTTGATTTTGAGATCATAGAATATGAATTTTTAGTTGATGAGCATTGGAAACCAAGATTTGCACAAATGACTCAAGAAGAACAAATTGAAGTTGCTCGCAATTTTAATAATGTTTATGGTGAAACTCATATGAAATTAATGGTGATCAAGGATGCTTGAGGGATTAATTAACTATCTGGTGGCACATGGCGAAAAGGAACAAGCTATTAGTTTGTTGAATGTCATGGGTAAACATGCTTGGAAATTTGATGAATATGATGATCTTGCTAAGTGTTTCTTTAAACAAAAGGTATATGATAAAGCGATTGAATATTCAGAAAAAGCATTAATAACTTCATACACCAATGATAAAATTTGGGTCGCGCGATCTAATTTAATTAATGTATATAATCATGCTAATCAACCTGAACTTGCATTAAAATATATTAAACAAGCAGAAAATTCTATTCCTGATGATATTGATATCCAATTAGAAAAAGCATATTCTCTTTATTTAATGACTCGTAGGGATGAAGCAGAAACAATTCTACATAATGTATTATTGAATGCTCCAAATTTATCAGAAGAAATTGCAACTAAAATTAAATTTAATCTAGGAACATATTACCTATATCGTGATGAGTTTCAAAAAGGTTTAAAATTATTTTTAGATGAAGGTAAAAAATTAAATTACTGGCAAAAAGCAAAATTACCGTTTGAATATTGGAGCGGTAAAATTGAACCAGGAAAAACTATTATTTTATTTGCTGAAGCAGGAATTGGTGATGAGATTATCAATGTAAGATTTATGAAACATCTTGCCGATTCTGGAATGAATCCTATTTGGTTAACCGATAGAAAAGATTTAGCTAAAATTTTCAATAGAAATGGGTTTAAAACCATAACAAATAGAAAAGATATTCCTGAGAATTCTATTTGGACTTATCCTATGGATTTACCAACTCTTTTAGAGTTACAATATGTTGATTTATGGTATGGTCCATATTTAACCTCATCTGAGCAGTATGATAGTAAATATCATTGGATGCAATCTGATAAATTAAAAATTGGTATTCGTTGGCAGGGTAATCCTGAATATGATAATGATTTACATCGTTCAGTTCCATTAAAAGAAATTTATGAATCTGTGAAACATTTAGATGCTGAATTTTATAGTTTACAACGCGATGTTGGTTTAGAAGAAATGGATGATTTTCCTGGATTGATACCTATGCATCAACACATGGATTCATTTGAGGATACACTATCTATTATTAATAAGTTAGATTTAGTTATCACAACCTGTACTTCAGTTGCTCACGCGTCAGCTGCTCTAGGTAAGAAAACTAATATTTTGATACCAATTTCAGCGTATTATATTTGGTCTCATTCAACAGAACAAAGTCCTTGGTATGGCGATGAGGTAACTTTGTTGAGACAGCAAAAACCGAGATCTTGGGTTGAACCATTAGAAAAATTACATAATTTATTATAAATGAAAAAAGGGGCTTTTCGCCCCTTTTTGATTTCCAGAGAGATAATATTAATTATCGATTTGGATACACAATGTATTAGCTGCAAAACTAGGAGCAGCGTCCCCATTATTGATAGTTTTAGGAACAGTTAATGCACCGTAGAATAACAAGTTTCCGCCAGTGAATGCATCATACATACCAAAACCTTGAACAACGCCCCAGTTACCTGATGGAGCATTAAATGAAATTATTGACGCATTGTTAGCAAAACCACTTGTACCAGAACTTACTGCACCAGAACCACCGTGTGTACCTGTCCAACCACTTAAACTTGCAGCAACATTAGCACGAGTATAGTTGTTAGAACTAGGAATTTCTGTGCCACCACCTGTATCACTAGGTGTTGTTGTGAATAACGCAATACAAACGTTTGTTGATGGTGCTGTATACGGTGTGCCTCTTAAAATATGATCAATGATTTTGTTTTCAAGATAATCGGACATTGCTGCCATAGTATATTACTCCTTGTAAATTTTTATTTATATATTATTTATTATATTACTTTGTTTACTGCAATTGAATTTCCAGCGCCAATATTAGTAATATTAAGTCTTCCATATGGCCAAGGAGTTGTTACTGTTGTATATGCAGTATTTGAATTAGCAACGGTAATTGGTAATGTGGCTAATGAGATCCAATGTTGTTGATCTGTTGATACTTCAATAGCAACATTAGAACTGCCTCCAGTTGAGAATGCTTGAAGAACTGCATTAGGTGGATTAGTAAATTTAAAAGAAAATACTTCTTGTGGACCAGTTAAACCTGCTCCATAATTTGGGGTTTTAGCAACCACACCCCACCCATCATACTGAGCATTTGAAAAATCAATAACGGCATTATTTCCAGAAACACTAGAAACTTTAGCTGCATATCTAGCATCATTGTCTGTGAAATATAGAATCAAATCATTAGTTGTTTGAAGATATGGATTTGATTCAAAATTAATTTGTGTGTTGGCATAATCATATACACCATATAAAGTTCTTGAAATTTCTGTTATCATTTAAAGATTTCCTATATTATTTAAGCTGTAGCTGTTTTAATTGCTGCAAATGCGATTGTAATTGCTTCTGTTAATGATGCATTCGTTACATTTCTAATATTGATTGATGCTGATCCAGCTGCACATTGAGCATTTAAAAGATAAGATCCTGCAGTACCACCAGATAAATGATTAAGAACTAATACATCACCAGCTTTTAATGTTGAATTAGTCATTGTAAACGATACTGTTGTATTTCCTGCTAAAGCAGCATTATTTGTTGTTATTTGTCCAGATGTTTTATTTAAAACAACTGTTGTTGCTTTGTTTGTAAGCTGAGTAATTGTTCCACCAGATCCAGGACCATATCCTATACCACCAGATCCACCAACTAAAACACTACTAATACCAGTTGTGTAAATATTTGTGTTGCTGTATATTATATTTGAACTAGAAAATGTTAAATTAGCGCCTAATAACCATGTTTGAGCACTATTTAAATAAATTCCGCCATTATTTAAATACAAAGAATAATTATTACCTGAACCACTGGCGCCAGATGCTTCACCAAATAACCCGACATTATGGCCACCTGTGTGTATGTCATTAGAATATCCACGAACACCAATTGCAGATCCTTGATCAGCAACTCCTAAAACATGTGCTTCACCAATAACTCCAGCGCATCTAGTTGCTGGGCTTGTATAACCTTTTCCATATACCCCAACCCCGTACACGTTTGCATCAGTTGCGTGCGCCACACCTTCTGCCAATAATCCTATATTATGTATTTCAGATCGTTGATTAGCAGTAGCAGTTGATGATACGGTGACAGATGAATTAGGGAATCGTGTAGTATTTGCACTTGTTCCAACAAATATAGTGTTAGCGTTAATTTGCGTAATTGCTTCTACAACATTTACCCCATCACAATAAATTATTTTTGTAGAATTGTTTAAAATAGTAACACCAGTTCCAGCCGCAGTTTTGACAACAATACTTTTTCCACCTGTTGTTTTATTTGATATAATATAAATTTTAGTAGAAGCTGGGATAATTATATTTCGGGTTGCGGTTAATGAGACAGAAGATGTAATCGTTAGAATAGCTTTTCTGGCTTCATCATCGCTTGCATTAGCTGTAGTTAATGTATAATCTGCGTTTAACATTGAAACCGTTGCCATGCCAGCAATTGCAGCTTCGATAACAATATCCAAATTATTATTGGTTTTTGTTCCCCAAGTTCCCTTATTTTCTTTATTTGCCATTAACTCCAAGCGGAGTAAATCAGAATATGTAGATGCCATTTTAAACTCTATAAATTGGTTAATTTTATAGTATTTATAAAAATAAATAAGATATAAATGGAGAAAATCTATGAGCGATCAAATAACAAGTTTTGAAGAACGTTGTGATTTTTTAGAGAGTATGTTTGATGTAAAAGACTATTCGCAATACGTCAAATTTGATGATTTTTGTACTGCGAATAATCTATTTACTAGAGATAAGATGCTTGAAGCGTTACCTAGAAATGCTATATGGATGATGGAAGAATTTTAGATTAAAGTTGTATAAACATTAATCAACACATTTCTTTGGACTTCAATACCGCTATCAGTTTTTTCTGCAATTGTAACTGAGGTATTTAATGTGTTCCATTTCTTTTCAGGAACCATTACCAACATAATGTTATATTTTTTGTTATAAAGAATTGATTCACCAAAATCCAACACCTCATCGTTTAATTCCCAATTAACGTGTTTCTGTACACTTTCTTTGAAATCTGAGAAATTTCGTTTAGCCAATGCTTCTTGGTTTTCTTTAGAATCTTTTAGGAAAACATAATTCGCAAATCTGCGATATTCTAATTGTGAACCGTGTAAAAACGGTTTAATAACATGATAGTTATTTGCTTCTTTAATTTCTTTAAAAATTTTACGGCTTTCGAAATAGTGTTTGATTTTTTGCATAAAGTTTTCCAAGTTAAGTTAAGGTACAACTACATTATACCGTTTTTGCGGTAAAAAAGCAAGCACTTTTTTACGATTCGGTTAAAAAACCTGTTAAACCTAAATATAGAAAAAGCAATTTGTTAAAAGAGGTGCGTTATGCTAGATATGTTAAAAGGGTTATTGGACGAAAAACTTGAAGAAGTTTCTAAATCATTCTCTGATGTTGTAGTTCCATCAGTTACTGAACCAAAAATGTCACCAAAAGGCGATCCGAAAATTTTTGAGTTACAAAAAAAATTAATTGCTCGCGGTGCAAAAATCACTGCTGATGGTCTTGATGGTCCAGCTACTAGAAAAGCTGTGAAAGATTTTCCAGACGGTACTGCAACGCCTTCTGTAGCAGAAAAACCACAACCTGCTATTTCCGGTAAACAAGTAATATCTCTAGAACAAATTAAAGCGTTATTCCCTAAACATAAAGATCCTAGCGGATTAACTGCTGCGCTAAATGCGGTTCTCCCAAAATATGATATTACAGGAACTGAAAGAGTTGCGTGTTTTCTTGGGCAATGTAGCCAAGAAAGCGCTCAATTTTCAGTAATGATGGAAAATTTAAACTATTCTGCCGAGGGTCTATGTAAAATTTGGCCAAAACGTTTTCCATCCGTAGCAGCAGCTCAACCTTATCATAGAAACCCAGAAAAAATCGCTAATAAAGTTTATTGCGATCGTATGGGTAATGGTTCGGAAGCTAGTGGCGATGGGTGGAAATATCGTGGTTCTGGGTTTATTCAAATTACAGGAAAGGATAATTATACAAAATTTTCTAAATTTATCGGTAAACCTTTAGATGAAACTGTAGAGTATTGCAGAACACTACTCGGGGCTCTGGAGAGTGCTTGTTGGTTCTGGAAAGAAAATAGATTAAGCGAACGTTTTATTGACGTTAACTTTGATTTTATGGGTTTAACTAAAGCGATTAATGGTGGGACGCATGGTTTAGATTCTCGCCAAAAAATGTATAATTTGGCGAGATCTCTGTTAAAAAAATAGTTAATTTCCAAGAGAAGCTAGTAGTTCAAATTTTAATTTATTAAGAGTTTCTATAGATTTCATATGTAAAAATTTAGGTTGTTTAACTTTAAATTGTTTATATAATAATTTTAATTCTAAATATTCTGGTCTAGCAGATAATTTATAATTATTATTAGTTACGTCTATTTTATGTTGTTCTGTTTGAAAATTATGCGTATTATTATTTATTCTGGTTAATGTGAGATTTCTTTGGAATTCGTTATTTAAAAATAAATGCGTTCCATTTTTTAATCTGGTATTATTAGTTGATATTGCGGTTATTGATGCTGTTTTTGCATCAATACCGTCTAATCCATTTTCTGGGGTTAAATTAGCCCAGGAATCCGATTCTACGATATCATATAATTCAGATAAAGTTAACGCGATAGAAACTAATTCGTCAATATCGGTATACAATTTATACCAAATAGTTTTTACATATTGCGAACCGTGTTGTTTCAAATGCGATTTCCAATATTTACCGGAACCTTTATATTGGTTAGGATATTTTGTTATTGTTTTACATAGATATTTTAATCCAGTTATTTCGTGTTGTTTAATCATTAAATAAGTAGGTTTAAAATTTGAACGCGAAATTTGGCTTGCGGTATAAATACTTGTGCTGGACATAGTAATCCTCTTTGATTGCTGTAGAAATGTTTAGGATAGGTGGATACTGTAATATCGCGACCTATAACTATTTATAAATTAACAAAATAGAGAAAATATGTTTAATTTAACAGGTTTGTCCGACCGTAAACATCATTATGATACCGCTAAAAAATTATTAGGATAATTTATGGATATAGGTGTTCCTAATTTTTTTGATCTTGTAGAGCAGTGTGGAGCGCCAATAGCAATTGCTGTTGTGTGTGGATGGTTTTTAATGCAAGCAATTGAATTGGTTTTAAGTAGTGTTGTTAAAACAATCAGAAAGATGACTGGATTAATGCGTTCAATGGATGGTCGCGTTCGTCAAATGAATGTTGATGTACTTGAATTGGATCAATTAGTATCAACTTCTCTTTTAGTTGATCCATTACCTACTAAAATACACCACGAAGTTGCAGCAGAAATGAACAAGGATTAATATGAATCAAGCATATGTAAGTTTTTTTTCTGATGTTATTATTCCTATTATTGCTAGTAGTGCTCTAGGTAGTTTTATTTTTACTGCATTAAAATTTGTCTTAGGTGATGTTATTACATCAGTTAGAACATTGGCAGCAATTGTTATGGCTTTAGAAAATAGGGTAAAAACTGCATCTAATGAGTTAATAAAAATTGACGTAACGATATCATCAGTTTTAGGATTGCGTCCTGATTTGGATAGATTGTCCAGAGCGGATGGAAAAGTTGATGCTCGCAGAGATTAGATTTTTGGATAAGGTATAAAAATGGATATTACAGAAATAGGTGAGTTAATCTCTAAATACGGTTTTCCGATAATTTCGAGTGCATATATGTTAAAAATGGTCAAATTTGTTTGGACTTTTACTATCGAGGAAATTAATCCGATTTTAGCTGAAGCTAATAAAGAGTTAATTGCCCTAATAGACAGAATACGTTTATTAGATGCGGATTTGTTGCGATTAACTGCTAAATTAAATACAGTGTTACAAATTAGAGAACGGACACCTATCAAAGAACCACCAAAACCAAAACGTCCAAGATCAGGATAATTATATGAGAAAACACCTATTAAAGTTGTTTTTTATTATGTGTTTTTCAATTGATGTTAACGCCTCTAATCTAGTTTATGAATTCAATAATCCAACGTTTTCGGGAAATGGTTGGTCAACTCAAGTAATAACTCTAGAACAAATAGAATCCGCTCGAAAACAAAAAATAAAAGATGATGCTGCAGCTGGCATAGCCAAAGCTGCAGCTGATGCTAAAAATAGCAATTTATCTAAATTTTTAGTTAATGTTGAGTCCAGGATTTACGCTCAATTATCCAAACAATTAGCTGATCAAATGTTTACTGATAGTGGAGCAACATCAGGTACAATGGATTTTCAGGGAACATCTATTAATTGGGTTAAAGGTGCAACTGATGTATCGTTAACAATTACAGAATCTAATGGTAACACCACTGATATTATAGTTCCTATTGGTCAGTTTGGGTTTTAATATGAAATATATTATTTTATCCATATTATTGCTTACAGGGTGTTCTCAAATTGCTTTGGATATTATGAGAGAAGATCCCGTTCCTATAACACCAAGAACCACATTAAGCAATAAATTACCAGAATTGGAAGGACCAGCAATACCAATTTCTATTTACGATTTTACTGATAAAACTGGGCAACGTAAACCATCAGACAAATTAGCTCAATTATCAACAGCTGTTCCACAGGGAGCAGAATCGTTTGTTATCAAAGCATTACAAGATTCAAAAAATTGGTTTAAGGTTGTTGAACGAGTTGGTTTAGATAATTTAGTTAAAGAGCGACAATTAATTCGCAATCAACGAGATGTTTACGAAGGAAAAGAATCTAAACCATTACCTCCATTATTAGTTAGTGGATTAATGGTAACAGGTAGCATTAGTGGATACGATTCTGATATTCGTACGGGTGGAATAGGGTTAAGGTTATTTAAACTTGGATTCACCCAAGAATATAGAGTTGATCAAATTACTATCTCGATGAGATTAATTTCTGTTTCATCTGGAGAAGTATTAGTATCAGTGGCAACAACTAAAACGATTTATAGTTTTGCTAGTGATGCTGGTGTTATGATGTTTATTGGAACTGGTAATGTAACTGCTCTAGAAGCAGAAGTTGGAAATAGCGTCAACGAACCTATTACTGAAGGTGTTAGAGTTGCTATTGAAGACAGTGTTTATTCTATGATAATTGAAGGGGAAAAACGAGGTCTTTGGAAATTTAAAAAGGAAAAATAGATGAAAATCTTACAAACATATTTGATTATGTTTGTTATGCTCTTTGCTACTACTACATTTGCTAATGATATTTTTATTGAACAGGTTGGGAGTTTATCTGATATTACATTAACACAACAGGGTGTTGATAATCGTATTGGAACAGCTCTTAATCCTTCATTTTTTGGTGGAAGTAGTAATATATCGACTATTGAACAAATTGGTTCTAGAAATGAATTAGATTTGATCGTAAATGGTGATAACACAACTGTTACATTAAGTACAACAGGTAATGATAATAAAGAAACAATTAATTGTGGAGTCAAAACTGCTGTGACATGTAACAATACTACAATCAATCATACTATATCGGGTGATAATAATACTATTGACACTACAATTGGTGCTACAACTAATAGTAAAATGACTGTAACTGGTGATAGTAATGCTATTACTCATACAAGTACAAGTTCTGGTATTGTATCTGCTGATTTAACTTTAACTGGTAACAGTAATACAATTGATTTAACTCAAAGCGGAACTTTGGATAAGAGTATAAAAATTGAAAGTACTGGTTCTAACAATAATATTACTGTTAATCAATCCAAT